GTCATAGCCTGACCAAGCACTCTATTCGCTTCGGCGATCAGAGTGTTAATCAGAGACTCGCTTACCGTAGCAGCATCGACAAACGACTAGCCACGCTAGACCTGAAAGACGCGAGTGATCGGGTGCATTTGCACCTTGTTCAACGTATCTTCAAGACCTCAGGGCTTCTCGAGTATCTCGAGGACGCTCGGTCGTTGCATGCTACGCTGCCCAATGAGCAGAACATCGTCCTGTTTAAGTATGCCTCTATGGGGTCAGCTTTATGCTTTCCCGTGGAGGCGTGTGTATTTTACACACTTATCCAGAGTGCGATGCACCAACTCGATGGGAGGCGTCCGAGTTCAAGATCTATTGCGCGTTATAGCAAACAGATCTCGGTCTACGGGGATGACATTATTATCCCTGTAGAATATACGGACGTTGTCGTAAGTTACCTAGAGAGTTATTCTCTCAAAGTTAACGTCAACAAGTCTTTCCGGTTTTCAAACTTCCGGGAGTCTTGCGGTGCAGACTTCTATAAGGGTATCCCGGTAAACCCGGTATATGCCCGAATGGAGCTGCATGACGACTTACGACACTGGGGGGCAGATACCGTTATGTCTTGGAATGCTACCGCTGACCTCTTCTATATGAGAGGTTTTTGGGAAACATGCCAGACAATACGAGATCTGCTCAGTCGAGTGGTGAGACGTACCATACCCAAATCAAGGAAACTCGGTTCGGGTATAGCTCACTTTAGCTATCTATTCGACACAAACTTGTTTTATAACAAGGATTTGTGCGGATGGAAGCAAAAGAGGCTACATTACGATCCAGTCAAAAGAAAGGATAGTATTGATGGAGACGAACTCGCCTGCCTCAACAAATGGGGCCGAGCCGTTCTTGCTCGCGATGGAGAAGAAAAATCTTCCCGTTTCGATCAATGTGGTGTTGGATCCCGACCACCTGGTTTTCGACCAGGAGCCGGAGAACCTGTACACTCGCATTCTCGAGATGGAAAAGATCTCTTCCCCGTATATCACGAGGGTAGAGCTGGTTCCCAGTACTGGAACCTTGACTCAAGAATCCGCGACTACAGCGTACGCAGAATACCGGACAGTGATGATATCGTCGGGACATCTGTTCCGACCATTCAATCAATGGCTGGCTCTGATTGCGCCACAGGCTCGGGGTCTCTTGAACAAGAAACTCCAGACTCGCCAGGATTCGACTTTTCAGCAGACTACTGCCTGACTGAGGAAGTCCAATCGGATCCATTGCGTTACCTCATAGGTGACAATAATGGAATCGATTTCCTGACTAGTACGAAGCGCGGCAGCTTCAAGTCGAAATGCCGATGGGTCAGCTTAGCTAGCTGACAAGGGCATCCGTGCCCGGCGGAGATGGATAGTTTTGCCATCTGCTACCTTTAGT